GTTACACCGCCTAAAAGAGAAAAAATTGTGTTAGAAGAAGTAACTTCTAAAAAAGAAAATATTTTAGACTTTAATGATTTAGATATAGATTACTTAGCTGAAGATTATCTAGCTAAAGATGAATTAGAATTTACTGAATTAGATATAAATTATCTTGATGTAAATTATTTAGAAGATTTATTAAATATTTTAGATGCTTTAGCTGTTGGCAAAGAAGAAGATCAATTAGCTCAAGCAACAAGCACACAGATAACAGGAACTTTATTAGGTAAAGACCCTGATACACAAATAACTACTTTAATTACTGGACAAATAATTTCTTTAAGAAGAAGTGTTAGTGAATCTGTACAAGTAGATTTAAACGGCAGCAATTCTTATACAGTAATTTTAATTCAAGATGGAGTATCTAATATTGTGAAAGTTAATGGCGGATCAGATTCAACTATAACAATCAGACAAGAAAGTTAATGAATAAATTAATTTATCCTTTGTTAATAATTTTAAGTTTACCTATTATTTTTAACTTTTCTTTTATTGAAATACTTAAATTAAAAACATTTGATTCTTTAGTAATAACACCAGAGCCTTCAGGAAATTTTGTTATTTTAAATATTACTGAGGAAGATGTAGATAAAGCAGGCGGTTATCCATTCCCTAGAGAAGAACTAGCAAAAATACATTTAGATTTATTACGCAAAGGTGCTATCGGTGTTGGCTGGGTATTAGCATTTCCACATGAAGATCGTTTTGGTGGTGATTATTATTTTAAAGAAGCATTATCGTATTCTCCCTCAGTAATAGCAGTATTTGAAAATAATAATGGTGTATATCCTAAAACTACAGGAACAGTTATTTTAGGAAATGATATAGGCGGTTATATGTCAAGTGGTACAGTTCAAAATATAAAAGAACTAAATGCTCTTGAAGGTATAGCCTCAGCACCTATAGATATTGATAATCTTGTGCGAAGAATACCATTATTATATAAAAGCCCTGATGGTTGGATTCCAGCTTTCAGTACACAAGTATTAAAAGCTCTTACTGGAGCTGATACCTATGTTATAAAAACAAATTCTAATGGTCTAGAAGAAATACGAGTAAAAGGTTTATTACCAGTACCTGTTGATTCTTTAGGGCGTAAATGGATTAGCTGGGTTAATACCCCAACTACAACGCTGACAGATATGAATGTAGTAGACAAATTTGTATTTGTCGGTGTTACCGCTAAAGGCGTAATGCCACAATTAGCTACCCCAGTAGGGTTACTTGAGCCACACAAGATACAAGCAGCATTAGCAGAATCAATACTGATAGAAAATAGTCCATATATTCCTGATTACAGCATAGCTGTAGAAATTTTAATTTTAATAATATCCCTGCTATTAGTTTGGGTTGCGTTAAGTAACTTAGGAATTACAACAGGAGTTCTTTGTTTTGGTACTATTATGATAAGTACCGCTTTCGGTGGGCATTATTTCATACAACAAGGATTATTAATAGATGTAACTTGGTCTTTAATAAGTCAATTTATAACAGGCACAATAGCCTTTTATTTAAGATTTAGAGAACAATTTAAACTAAGGCTACAAATTAAAAAACAATTTGAACATTACCTAGACCCTAGACAAGTTAAACAATTACAAAAAAACCCAGATTTATTAAAACTTGGCGGAGAAAAGAAAACAGCTACGTTTTTATTTACAGACGTTAGAGGCTTTACCGCTTTATCTGAATCAGTAACTCCTGAAGAAGTTACTTATATAATGAACAAAGCATTAACTGCACAACAAGCAGCAGTACAAAAACACGGTGGTATGGTAGATAAATACATAGGTGATGCGATGATGGCTATATTTAACGCACCTTTAGATTTAATAAATCATCCTTTAAAAGCGTTTGAGTGTTCTCAAGATATTTTAAAAAACATGTCTGATTTAAATATAGAACTCAAATCTGAAAATTTACCTGAAATAGCAATAGGCATAGGAATAAACACAGGGGAAGCAGTAATTGGAAATATGGGAAGTTCATCTAGATTTGATTATACTGCTATTGGAGATGCAGTAAATACTGCAGCTAGATTAGAAAGTGCCACTAAAGAAAGAAAAGTAGATTTATTAATAGGAGAATCAACAGAAAAATTATGTGGTTACAATTTAAAAAAATTAGAACCTATAAAAGTAAAAGGAAAATCTAAACCATTAGAGATTTATACATATGAGTAAAATATTAATAGGAGTTATAGTTGTTTTAGGAATGATAAGCAGTTTCTTGTATTGGCAAAACTCTAGATTATCACAAATAAATCAAGCTTTTGAACTAAGAAATGCAGAGCAAAAACAAGCTATAGAAAGCTTGCAGAATGATTTTAAATTGCAAACAGAAGGTTTAATAGAAATGCAAAATAAAAATCAAGAATATGAAAAAGAAATGAATCGTTACTTGGATGTTTTTAAAAGACATAATCTTAGTAAATTAGCAGCAGCTAAACCAAACTTAATAGAAACTAAAGTAAACAAAGGAACTAAACATGTATTTGAAAGCATTGAAGAAGTTAGTCGTAACATTGACAATCTTGATAATGGTTTGCAGTTGCAGCCTATTTCCAACTAAACAAGTTGAAATAATATCAAAACCAATAGAAAGAAATATAGTACAACCTGTTTTACCTAGAGAAATAGATTTAAAAGAACCTTACTGGTATGTTGTATCAGATAAAAATATAGATGAATTTTTAGAAAAAATTAAAAAAGATCAAGGGCAAGTTGTATATTTTGCTATGACTGTGCCAGATTACGAGCTTATGTCTTACAATATGCAAGAGTTGAAGAGGTATATTAATGAACTTAAAGAAGTTGTGGTCTATTATAGAAAAGTTACTACTAACGAAAAGGAGAAGTAATATGAAAATATCTAAAGAAGGAATAGCTTTATTAAAAAAATTTGAAGGCTGTGAGCTTGAAGCATATCAAGATAGTGTTGACGTATGGACTATAGGTTATGGGCATACAAAAGATATATCAGAAGGAATGAAAATAACAAAAGAAGAAGCCGAAGCTATGCTTGAATGTGAGTTAGATGAATATGAAGGCTATATAAATAAATTAGTTACTGTGCCATTAGAACAAAATCAATTTGATGCTTTAGTTTGTTGGGTTTATAACTTAGGACCAACTAATTTAAAAGAATCAACTTTATTAAAATTACTCAATGCTGGTGATTATCATACAACACCTAATCAAATTAAAAGATGGAATAAAGCAGGTGGAGAAACTTTAAAAGGATTAGTAAGAAGAAGAGAAGCTGAAGCTTTGTTATTTGAAGGTAAAGATTGGTATGAGGTGTAACAAATGCCTTTAGCTAAATATATATTTAAACCAGGTATAAACAAAGAAGGTACTAATTATAGTAACGAAGGTGGATGGTTTGATGCAGACAAAGTTAGATTTCGTAAAGGAAGACCTGAAAGAATAGGCGGATGGGCAAAAAATAGCCCAAATGATTTTATTGGTACTTGTCGTAAACTTTATAATTATAAAGATGCAGGTGGTTCTAATTATATTGTATTAGGAACTCATCAAAAACTTTATGTACAAGATGGCTCTACTTACAATGATATAACTCCAATTAGAGCTACAACAACTAATGGAATTACTTTTGCAGCTACAGATGGTTCTAGCACTATAACGGCTACAGATTCAGATCATGGTGCAGTTACAGGAGATTTTGTAACTATCGCTGGTGCAGCAAGTTTAGGTGGAGTAGTTACTGCAACAGTTTTAAATCAAGAATATCAAATTACTAGTATTCCAACCGTTAATACTTTTACTTTTACAGCTAAAGATACAAGTGGCAATACAATAACTGCTAATTCAAGCGATAGTGGTAATGGTGGTTCAGGAGTAGATGGAGTTTATCAAATAAATACTGGTCTAGATGTTTATGTAGCTTCAACTGGTTTTGGTGTTGATACTTGGGGTGCAGGAGGTTTTGGCTCAACCACTAATATAAGTTCTATTAATCAATTACGTTTATGGTCTTTAGATAATTTTGGCGATGACACATTAGCTGCAATTCGTGGTGGTGGTGTTTTTTATTGGAATGAGTCTGATGGAACAGCAACAAGAGGTGTCAATATTTCAACTCTTGCAGGAGCTAGTGATACACCTACAGCAGTATTACAAATTATGATGTCTGATGTTGATAAACATGTTATTGCATTTGGTTCTAATCCTATAGGTTCTTCTACACTTGATCCATTACTAGTAAGATTTTCTGATACAGAAAACGCAGCAGACTGGACACCAACAGCTACTAACCAAGCTGGAGGAGTACAGCTTTCATTAGGTTCAAATATTATTGGTGCTTTAAGAACAAGACAAGAAATATTAATTTGGACAGATGCTGGTATTGTTTCAATGCGATTCGTAGGCGAGCCATTTGTTTTTTCTTTTACTGAAGTTGCAGCTGGTCCATCTTTAATTGCTCCTAATGCAGCAGTAAATGCAAACAATAGAGTTTATTTTATGGATCGTAGTGGTTTTTATGTTTATTCAGGAACAACCGAAAGATTGCCTTGTACAGTTCTAGATTATGTTTTATCTGATTTGAATTTAAATCAAGCTTTTAAAATATTTGCAGGAGTTAATGAAAGCACAAATGAAATAATTTGGTTTTATCCATCTGGAACTAGCACAGAAATAGATAAATATGTTTTATATAATTATTTAGAAGGCGTATGGTCAATAGGCACAACAACAGATGATTTTGTTAGAACTGCTTGGCATGATGCACCTAGTTTAGATTTTCCATTAGCAACTAGTAAAAACGATAGTACAAACTTAAATTATTTATATAATCACGAAGTAGGTCATAGTAATGATGGTAGTGAGTTTACTGCTTATATAGAATCAAGTGATTTTGATTTACAACCAGATGGCGAAAGATTTGTATTTATTTCAAAGTTAATACCTGATTTAGAATTTAGAAATCAACAATCAACAACAGATAGTGTAACTTTTACTATTAAAGGTAGAGATTATCCATTACAAGATTTATCTACTTTACAAACTATTAATGTAACTCCAGATTCGACATTTGTTAATGCTAGGACAAGAAGCAGACAGGCTGCATTAAGAGTATCTAATTCATCAAGTGATTATGGTTGGCGATTAGGTGATTTAAGATTAGAAATAAGACCAGATGGTAAACGATAATGGCTGATATTAAAACGCTAGCTTTACCTTTGCCTGCTATTGAATACGATACTAATAATGAAGCTGTCACTAGAAGAACAATAGAACAAGCTATAGAAGATTTAAACAACAAAATAATTACTGTGCAAAAAATGCAATCATCTGTAACAAGTAAAGCTAGTAAAAAACATCAATTTTTATTAATGGGTATGAAACATGTCTGATAATCTTAAAGTATTAGGTCAATTAGACCCTGCAGCAACAACAGTAACTGTGCTTTATACAGTACCTGATATGACTCAAACTACTGTCAGCTCTATAGTTGCAGCAAATCGCACGGGTTCTGCTATCACTTTTAGGTTAAGTGTTCATGTTGCTGGTGCATCTGCTAATGATAAACAATATATATATTATGATAAATCTGTTGCAGCTAATGATTCCCTAGCAATCGTTTTGGGTATAACATTAAACCAGACAGATGTTGTAAAGGTTTATACGAGTGCAGTAGACATGAGTTTTAATATGTTTGGCTGCGAAACCAAAGAGGAAAGATAATGAATTATAAAATTAAGGTGGACTTATGAATGAAACACAACAACAAGTAAAAAATATTAGTCAACAAGGTAGATATGGTGATTCTACTCTTGTACACATGAATCCTTCAGAAGTGAAAGGTTTAGCACAAATGGGTCAAATGACTATAAATCCTGTAACTGGTTTACCAGAAGCATTTAATTTACGTCAAGCACTCGGATTTGCAGCTCCAATAGTTGGTGGTATTTTTGGTGGACCAATGGGTGCAGCAGCAGCATCAGCTGCAGTTACTACTGCAGATACTGGAAGTCTTAAGCAAGGTTTATTTGCTGGATTAACTTCTTATGGTTTGGGTTCAGCAATGCAAGCAGCAGGAGGAATAGGATCAGCTAAAGCAGCCACAGATGCAGCACAAACAGCTGCTACTAACGAAGCAACTAAAACAGCCTTAGCTGATGCAACTTTAACTAATGCAGGAATGTCATTACCTCCTAATTTAGCAAATGTTGTTACTGACCCAACAACTTTATTAAATCCAGCTGGTCAACTATCTGTAGCTCAGAATTCTGTGTTGTCTCCAGGCGTAAGTGACGTATTTGGTCGAGCAGGTTTTGGTGATGTTATAGGAAGTGATGCATTTTTAAAAGGCAACCCTGGTTTGATAGATTCTACACAAGCAGCCTTTCAAGGTACTTTTGGCGAAGGACTTTCTAATGTAGCAGGAGGAGTTATGACTCCAGGTGCAATTATACCAGGAGGAATAGGAATGGCTGGTACAGCATATGAAGGTTTTAAAGAAGACGAAGCAAACTTTATGCAAGAAAGACAAGATGCTTATAATCGCAGAAGAGCAGAAATGTATAGAAATACTCCAGAACCTATTTTATATAGTGCTGGTGGTGGTCAAGTTCTCAATCCTAAACCAGTTATGTTTGCTGCAAATGGCGGTATAATGGATATGTTGAAAGAAACATTTCGTGAAAAAACATTAGAAGAAAAAAGAATAGCAAGTCAAGAAAGATTTGATGCAAGAGATGCAGAAAGTTTAGCAAGATACAATGAAAGTGTTGAAGAAAGAGATGCAAGAGCTAATTACAGGCAAGGTGAATATGACAAAAATGCTGAATTTAGAAAATCTCAATATGAAGCAAAAGAATATGTTAGAAGGTTAGCTGAAGAATATATGGATGGTACTAAAACTTTTGGACAATTTATGGAGAAATACGGAACTGTGCCAGAGCTAGAAGAAAATTTTATAAAAGAAAATTATCCAGAGGTATATGAAAGGCAGACTTTTAAAGGAGCATTGAAAGAATTTGAAAACACTATATCTCCTATTCCAATAGATAAAAAAATGTCTGGCGGTCAAGTGCGTACTGCTGCTGGTGGAGACTATACAGAATTACCACAAATATATGCACCTGATAGAGCTACTTATAATGTTAATCCTAATTTTAGACCAGGATTTGCTCCCGAAACTATGTATTTTAATCCAGAAAGTATTAATGCTCCTGCATCTCAATTAAATGTAGCTAATATCTCACCTCAATTAGTAGATAACTACACAGGCTCTAAAGGTGGCTATGGCGGTCTTCAATCTGTTGCATCACCAGAAATGATCGTTGATCCTTTCCAAGCTTATACTGGAATATCACCTAAAAAAGGTGGTTTTACAAATTTTGGTCCAAACAATCCAGCACCTGAACTGCCACCTACGCAAGAAGGAATTTCTCCGATTAGAGAATTCCCTACACCTGTTGGTCCTTTTCCTATGCCTAATCCTATGCCTAATCCTAATCCTATACTTGAGGGACAATTTAGCCCGCCTATGCCTGCGGATCAACCTCTTCCTTTTTTTGACTCTAGTTTAAATAATCCTAATGCAGGCTTAACAAATCCAGTAGAAGTTCCAGAAATAAATTTTACTGTACCTAATGCTTCAAATTTTATTAATTTAAACGAATATATAATGCCTGATTTAGGAATGGGTGGTTATAGAACATACGCAGAAGGTGGTAAATTACCTAATGCAGGTTTAGAAGCTTTAAATAAAGTTGCACCTCAAGCAGTAGATGCAATGGGTTATGATAATGGTGGTTTAACACCCGATGGACAAATGATGCCTACACCAGAAAATGTTGATCCTTTAATTGCTGAAGTCACTCAATTTATATTAGGCGAATCAGACAATGAAGAAGCTCTTAATATGTTTTTAACAAAATATGGAAACGAAGCTTTTATGGCATTAAGACAACAAATTTTAGAAAGTTTAGTTCCTAATGCACAAACAGAAGGTATGATTGCTGGCGATGGCAATGGCGGAATGGATGATGACCTTATGGGTAAAATAGGCAATCAAGAAAGAATAGCTGTGTCACAAGATGAGTTTATAGTTCCAGCTGATGTAGTTTCTATGTTAGGTGATGGTAGTTCAGATGCAGGTGCAAAAGAACTTTATGAAATGATGGATAGGGTCAGACAAGAAAAAACAGGAACTACTGAGCAAGCACCTAAGTTAGCTAATGCAGGAGGTATGTTGCCAGCATGAATCAAGTTGCAGAACAAATAAATAATAAAATACAAATATCTGCAGTCTTACCTAAAGATATCTTTTTAATTTGGACAGATATTAATAAATTCTTAGAACGTTCTTGCAAACGATCTAATGGTAGACATACAGTTGATACCATTTACAAACAATTAATAAATAATCAAGCTCATTTGTGGGTAATTTATAATACTGAAGAAGATACAATTAAAGGATGTGTAGTTACTAATTTTATGATTTATCCAACAGGATTAAAAATGTTAAATATATTGCAATTAGCTGGCAAAAACATGGAAGATTGGATAGAAGTAGGAAAACCTGTTCTTTTAAATTGGGCAAAAACAAATAACTGTCATGGTATCGAAGCTGTAGGCAGAGAAGGTATGAGTAATTGGTTAGGTGCAGAAGATAAAAATTGGAAAAAAAATAATTTACTTTTTGAAATACAATTTAATTAATTATGAATTTAATAAAAGGCGACATTGATAAATACTGGGAAGATATTAAACATGGTATTTATTCTATAAAAGAAAATACTTTTGAACCAGAAACTGCAAAAGATATTTACAATGCTTGTAAAAATAATATTGCTTCTCTTTGGCTTGATAAAGATATAAAACCTGCAGATGGTTTTTTAATTACACAAGTATTAACTAAAAGTTTTTCTAATGAAAAATATTTATTGCTATGGGTTGCTTGGTACAAAGAACAATTAGGTGCAAATAAATTCCAAAAAGAAATAGAAGAAATAGCAAAAAAACTTAATTGTAAAAGTATTGAGTTTTGGACAAATAAAAAAGAAATTGTTAATCATGGAATAGAACATGGTTATGAAAAAATAACTTATAAATGTATGAAGGAGATATAGTATGGGTGGTGGAAGTGGCGGTGGTGGCGGACCAACAGAAACAACTGTAACAAATACAGATTTGCCTGAATATGTAGAACCGTATTTTAAACGATTACTACAAAGAGGCGAGGCAAATACACTACAAGGATATGATCCTTATCAAGGAGCTAGATTATCTGATTTTAGTAATGATGAAAGATTAGCTCAAGACATGACTAGAGGTTATGCTTTATCTGGAACTCCTCAAGAGTTTACTGATTCTTCTAATAGATATGGTATGCAAGGCACTATTGGTGGTGGGTATCAAGCTAATATGGCAAATCAAAATTACGCAGCAAGTAATTTAGGACAAACTTATAATGCTGGTAGTTTTACTCCACAATATCAAGCTCAACAATTAAATCAAAATTACTCTCCAATAAATTACGAAGAAAATATTTCTAGATTTATGTCACCTTATCAACAAAATGTAATTGACATACAAAAAAGAGAAGCAACTAGAACTTCAGATATAATGGGTAAAGGCATAGAAGATCAAGCTACAGCAGCTGGTAGTTTAGGCGGTTATCGTGAAGCTATTTTACAAGCAGAAAGACAAAGAAACTTAGGACAACAATTAGGTGATATACAAGCTACAGGTAGTCAAGCTGGATTTATGTCTGCTCAACAGCAATTAGCTGCAGAAAGAGCTGCTAATTTAGGTGGATCACAATTAGGTTTACAGGGCTTTACTGCTGCTGAACAAGCAAGACAAGCACAAGAAAAGTTAGGACAGTCTGGATTTCAAGTAGGACAACAAGCTTTACAACAACAAGGTTCACAACAAATTCAAGCTTATCAAGCTGGAGAAACTGCTAGACAACAAGCTGCTAAATTAGGTTTGTCAGTAACGCAACAAAATGAAGCTGCTAGACAAGCACAAGAAAAATACAGACAATCGGCTTTTGATTTATCAAGTCGATATAATTTACAAGCTGCAGAAGGTTTGCAAGAAGTAGGTGGATTAATGAGAGATGATGCTACCAATAGAATTAGTGCTCTACAAACTTCAGGATCAGGTCAAAGAGCTTTAGATCAAGCTAGTTTAGATATGGGTTATGAAGATTTCTTAAGACAACAAAACTATACAAAACAACAACTAGGAGATTTTGGAAGTTTATTAAGAGGTGTACCTGTTACTCCGCAACAACAAGTAAGCACATATCAAAGACAACCAGGAATATTTCAACAAGCTATAGGTGCAGGACTAACAGGTCTTGGTATATCTAGAGGATTTGGTTAAGGAGCAAAATATGAATTTAGTAAAATTATCAGAAGAATTAGAATATGTGCCTAAAGATCAGTTAGCTAATATGGCACAAGACCCTAACAACAGATTTCCACAATATTTAGTTTTATCAGAAATACAAAGAAGAACCCAAATGGAAAAAATGTACGCTGCTGCTGCACAGCGACCTAAAACAACTGTATCAGAAGAAGTAGTAAATAATTTTGCAGACATGCCATCTGACTCAAATGATGTTTTCTCCCAAGAAGGTATGTCTGCTCCTATGCAAGGACCTATGCAAATGGCAGCAAGCGGTGGTATTACTGGTTATGCTAATGGTGGTTTTTTTGAAAATAGATATGGAAGTGATGAAAATTTTAATTATAGTAAACTCGGTACAGATGCACTTGGTTTAGCCTCTGTAGGTTTGATGTTTGTACCTGGTGTTGGATTATTAAGTTTAGGTGCAAGAGGTATAGGTGCAGCTTATAAAGGTTTAAAAGGTATAGATTATGCTAGAAAAGCTAAACAAGCTAAAGACTTAGCAGCTAGAGGAGCACAAGCTACAAAAACAGGATTATTAAATACAGTATCAAAACCTGATCCTCGTTATAATGCTTTGCAGCCAGGTATAAGAAGAATTGCACAAAATGATGGTACATATAAACGTATAGATAACATTACAGGAAAAACAATTAACCCTAGAAATTTTGATCTTAATAGAGCATCAATAAGTTCAACTGCAGCTGCATTAGGTTTGCAAGGAGCGAGTTACGCAATGCAAGATGATGCTGTTAAAACTCCAGAACCAGAAAAAAAAGAATTAAGTGAGTTTGAAAAAGCAAAACAAAAAGCAGAACTAGCTGTATTAGAAGCAAATAAAGAAAATAAATCAAAATTTAATTTTGATAATGTAGATACTAATTTAATTGGATTGGGCGGTGTAGTTATGGGTTCTAGTAATGCAAAAGAGTTAGGAGCTGGACTCACAAACTTTGCAACTGGTCTTAGTCAAGCTAAATCTGATGCTTCTAAAGCAGAATATTACGCTGCTAATACTGCAAAAATACAGGAAGAAATAGATAATATGCCGTTAGATAGAGTGCTTACTAGTTTAACTGCTGCACAAAAACAATATGAAGCTGCATTTGAACAAGGAAGTGAAGAAGAAAAACTAGAAGCATATAAGTTAGTCCGAATTTTATCTAATAGAGCTATTGAATTACAAGGTTTAGAACAAATGGTAGGTGCTAGTGCAGATGCCAATCTAGCAAAATCCTTTATGACTTAATATTTAATATGGAAAAAATAGAAACACCAGATGGTGTAATAGAAATACCAGATAATATAGACCCTATCAAAAGGTCTGAATTAGCAGGTGCTGTAAAAAGATTATATAACATAGATATAAATAAGGTTTCTTTATTAGATCAAGTTGTTGATGCACCTAAATCTATTGCTAGAAGTGTTTTAAGCACTACTGCTTCTGTACCGCAAGGATTAGTCGGATTGTTTGATATAGGCAATGATAGTGAATTATATAAAGGTTTAACAGGCTATCGTGATTTCTTAAGAGAAGATTCTATATTTGCATCTGATCCAAAGTTGAGAGATAAATACAGCACAAAACTAGCAGAAGGTTTTGGTTCATTTGTACCATTTCTAGGAGCAGGTTTAGCTGGTAGAGCATTAGCTGCAAAAGGTGTAGTAGGTCCAGTAACAGGAACATTTGGATTACCAGCAGCATTGGCTGTACCTACAGGTATTTCAGAACAAGCAGATCGTCAAGCAATAGCTAGAGAGATGGGTGAGGAAGTAGGTGTAGGTGCAGAAATAGCCTCTGAGTTAATTGGTGGTGTTATTGGTTTAACAGAAATATTTCCAGTAACTGCATTTCTTAAAAAAGTTCCTAAGTCTGCTTTGCGTAATCCAGAATTAAAAAGTAAGTTAGAAACACTTGCAAAAGATTTTGGTACAGGTTTTTTACAAGAAGGTTCACAAGAATTATTTGCTAGTTTAGCTCAAGACTTAACTGCTCGTGGTTTATATAGCGATTCTTTACCAATAGGTGAAAGTGCGTTTGATGAATTTACTATTGGGGGTATTGTTGGTGGTACAGCCAAAGCAGTTATTAATAGTTTAGGTAGAAAACAAGGCATAACAAAAGAATATGCAGAAGAAAAAGCTAGAAGAGAACAAAAAAATAAAAAAGAATTATTACAAACTAAAAAGTTTGAAATGGGTATTGCAC